AAAACCAGCGTTATAAAGTATATGTTAAAGAAGTAGTTATACTTAAGTAGATACTCATAAGTGAGTAGCTCGGGCGTCTCGATGGCCGCCCCACTATGGAGAATCAATGGTACGAAGAAAAGCACGAAGAACACGAAGGCGTAAGACCTTTAGCATTAACCTTTTAGAAACCGGAGCAGGGCTTGCATTTTTAGATGCAGCTAACGCAGGAACAGCAGCTCAGGCATTTATAGGCGGAAACATTAAAGGCGGAATTGATACATTATCAAACGCATTTAAAACAAACAAAGACCAATTTATTAAAATTGGAGCGGCAACCCTTGCAGCTAAGTTAGTACTTGGCAGTATGGGAGGCTCGAAAGTATTGGGAAGCGTAGGCCCATTAAAACTACGAGCATAAGGAGAAAAAATAACGATGGCCTTTTACAGAACGCGCGAAGGCGCAATAACAGCAGCAGATTCATTCACAGCCCTTGGGTCTTTGTATGGACAATCAACAACCGCAAGCGTGCAGGTTCCAAGTGGGGCAAGCTCGATTGTAGGAATAATCGCAACGGTTAGCACAGATAGCGCAACCAATGGGGCATGCACCTTTGCTTGTCAGCTAAGTGGCGACGGTTTAGCAAGTGGACAAGAAACACTTGTAATAGGTTCACAGGGAGTAGATGGAACTCCAGCGTCTAACGGTATGACAAACATGCCAATGACTTTGGACACATCTATATCTGTAATTGGTTCTAACCAAGTTTCTGTGGCAGTCGCTATGGACGTCGATGTTGGTTCAGCCCAAGCAGCAATTACGTTAGTATTCCAGTAGGTTTACGTGGTTCGCAATAGGAGAGGCTTAGCCCCTTGGTCCCTTGCAAGGGAGGCGGGCATCCAGTCCGCAACAGTAGACGGGACAATAGAAGTACCACAATATGTCCAACCTGTATTGGACACTGGCTTTGTTGATGAGAAGGGAGATTGGAAAGGGGCAAAGTCCAGCGACAATGAATTTGGATTTTATCATATAGGTAATGCAGTAGGTAATGGAGTATCTGAATTAGCGTCAGTGTGTGATATGACAGGCTTTAAGGATCTGCAGATAGCAATTAAAGTAAGTAATGGGGGGAACTTTGGTATAGTGGCTGTCATGGGCCCAGACTCTAATAATTATGCTAACCTTAACCCTGTTAATGCTGCAACTGTATTACGTGGAAACTACAAAGAAGATGGAACTATGGCTGATTTACTAAACGATAGTGCCGAAGCTTTAACGGCGGATGTGTGGAATATATTTAATATCAATGCGGGTAAACTTGCTAATCAAAAGTTATTACAGTTTAAGATCACTAATAATAGTGGTGGGGCAAGTGACATTGAGGTTATGTACCTTAGGATTGTATAATGCCCACAAAGAGAGAACGTGAGTATTACAGCGCAGGCTTTCAGGACGGCGTTAAAATGGCTCAAAGTCAACGGGCTACTGATCTTGGAGGGATTTCACCCTTCCTAGGGCGTGAGCTTGGTTATGAAATGGCGTTAGAATCTCGGGGTTTAACCCCTAAAAAGAGGCCTTTTGGCGGTGGTTACCCTAAACGTAAACGTAAACTATCCGCGTGGAATAAGTTTGTTAAGGCTAACAGTAGAAAGAAAGAATTTAGATATCGTGACGGTAAGTTAAACCTAAAGAAAATGGGCGTTGCGTTTAGGCGCAAAAAGAGGCGATAATGCCCTATGCGTTGATTCCTGACGGGTACACCCTCAAAAAGGTAACTAAGGCCCAATTACAGGCCGTGAGTGCTAAACGAAGGCATGACAACGTTGAAAAATTGTTAGTTAATCCGACCACGCCTATAGTTGCGGGTGGGGCTGCGTTATTGTTAGCACTGCCGTTAATAGTTAAATTATTTTGGGATGCTTTAGAACTTGAGAATATAGTTCTTAGCGACAGCCAAAAAAGAAAGGTTGAAACAGGGTTTAGAACAACGTTACTTTTGAGTCCGTTTACAGCCCCTTTTGTAGTAGGAAAAGAGGGTTTGGATATACTTCAGGAACAACTAGGGGGGCGATAATGAACTTAACCGCTATTTTGCCATTAATTAAACTTGTAAGGGATAGTGGGGTCATCTCACCAATCGATTCTGGTTTTATTTACAGGGGCGTGGGAGGCACGCAACGACCTGTATCTGATTCCAAAAAACCCGCTATTCCCCCAACAGGTAAACAGAGCGTTAGACCTGATTGTGGAATGGGTAAGAAAGCAAAATTACAAAATGGTCAATGGGTTTGTGTACCCTTATTCAAATAGGTAAATATGGAAATTACAGCCATCGAATTAATAGGACTTGCCGTTTTTTGGACTTTATTCTATTTCTTCTTATCTCATTACATCGCAGGATTGAGTCGCGATGCTTGGGTGGAATATATCCGAAGTCCTGAGTCCGACGAAATGTTGTTAGAAGCTTTAGATCCTATTGTAAATGAAATAGATGACAGGATGCACGAAAAGTTAGAGGCGTTTCAATCTTCTTTTTTTGGTTCTTTAGGAGCGGCTAGCAAAAAATTAGATCAATCAACAGGCCAAGCAACAATCAAAGCAGTGACTAGGGATAACCCAATTCTTGGGTTTGTGGCAGAATACCTTATGAAAAGAGGCAATATAGGGGGTTTAGTTGGCTCAGAGAGCCAAAACACCCCCCCTAAACAGTCTCAAAAAAGAGAAAAGCTAGGGTTAAAGTAGTAACAATATAACAATACTACTATTAATGAAAGTTAAATCGGCTTATTTTTATTTATTTTTATTTTTAGATTTATTTTATTAATTAAATAGTAGTGCGATTATATTAAGTAGGGTGTTCTCTCTGTAGGTATGGTGAGACATTGAACTTTAGACAAGAAGAACAACTGAATAGGATGGTCGAAGTAATAGCCTTAATGGCATTGTATTTGGAAAACCCACGGCCCGAACTAAAAAAAGAATGTAGAGACAAGTTAATGCTTAATGCATTTCCAGAAAAGATTAAGAATGAACTGTCAGATATATTTGCTAAGTATGTTAAGGAGGTTGAAGAATGATTTGCAAAGAATGCGGAAGCACTAAATTTTATGTTCGTGTTGAAAAATACATTTGTGACGAATGTGGGGCGATGCAATGAAAGGATCGAACTTAACCTGTGTGGAATGTGGAGCCGGATATAATGACCATTGTGAATGTGGCGATCCTGATTGTGAAATAGGCCACGGCAACGGTTCATGTCGCAACTGCGGAGACTTTGGGAATGTAATATGGGAGGACTTATCATGATTTGTGAAAACTGCAATAGAACACAAAAGCTAACTAATCATTATGGCAAGTGTGTTTACTGTGGTTGGAGGAATAGATGAATGGGTAGAAAAAAAGAGTTTGTAGCCAGTAAGTCTTTTACTTTGGGCCTTCAAGAATTAATGTATATGGAGAAAGCATGTAACGATCAAGGAATTAAGGCGTCTAAATTCCTTAATCGTTTACTTAGAAAGGCGATGTTATTGGATCTGGAAAAGGAAAAACAAAAACACGGGCCTATTGCTTATTGTACAAATTGCGTTGCTTATAGAGAATTTGAACTAAAAGAAGGAAATAAGTGGCTTTGTATTGACTGTGATGAAGATAAAACCAGCGTTATAAAGTATATGTTAAAGAAGTAGTTATACTTAAGTAGATACTCATAAGTGAGTAGCTCGGGCGTCTCGATGGCCGCCCCACTATGGAGAATCAATGGTACGAAGAAAAGCACGAAGAACACGAAGGCGTAA